GGTGGTATAGCGCATGAATTAGGAGACGATCATTTTCGTTCCCTTAGCCGTGAAATATATAACATCGGTCGTTTGAGAGAGAAAGCTGATGATTTAAAAAAAGAAATACTAAAAAAAGATAAAGAAGCCATTGATGCTGGAAAAAAAGTTTTGTACGGAGGAAAATGGAGCTTGAAATATAAAAGAAGTATTAATTGTAGAAATCCAAAAGGATTTTCACAAAAACAATATTGTAAAAAAAAGAATAGAAAATCAAAGAAAAAAAGAAAGAAATCACGTAAAAAAAGAAAGAGAAGAAAGAAAAAAAGAACTCGTCGTAAAAGACGTTAATTTTTGTGTCATATTATATATGAAACAAAAAAGAGTATCATTTAATGAAAAGGTTCAAATAAAGGAGTTTAGAAAGAACGATACAATAGACGGAAAGACAAATAAATTGCTTGAAAATAAAGGATTGATAATAAGATTTGTTATTGGACAGATAATATTTTTATTATTAATTATATTCAATTCTAAGTTAAATAATTATGATAAAGTTTGGTCCTATACTACATTAACAGTAGCATTTTTAATAATATATTTTATTACAAATTATAATTATAATGTTTTACGCGTTTTGCACCCTATATGGGTTCCAGGATTAACTTTTTTATCATTATTTTTAACAAATAAATATTTATTGTTAGAATCATTATGGTTTATTTTAGTTGTACAAATAGCTTGGTCTATATTAGATGGATGTATTTTATTTGAAAAGAAAGGTGAATGGGGAGAAGGAAAACCTTTGTTATCAAAAACCTTAGAAATTATTACACTTATGATTACTGTAATTTTAACATATTTAATTTGTAAATAAATTTAAATACATTAAATGTTATATTTATAGATGAACGAAATCCAAAAAATAAACGAAAAGTTATTAATAAAAGAAGAAATATCAAAAGAACAAAGTAGATTGCATGATCAAATTTTGTCTTGTCAAAAAAAAGAAAAAGAAGTAAACAAATGGTTATGGTATAACTGTAAGCATAATTTTGAAAAGGTAGATAATGGTTGGACGGATGATTTGTTAAAAAGACAATGTACTTATTGTGGATTATGGGAACATCCATATTTATACATAAAAAAAGATTGATTAACAATCTCCAAAAACTAAGTTTTTGTATTTAATAATTCAATTAGAAGTCCCATTCGCAATCAAGAACGTCCTCATCATCATCATTTTCTTCCTCTTCTACATAATCAGGTTGTTCTTCAACATATTGTTCGTCGTCATTTGGGTCAACCCAACCAAATACTTGCAATGTTTCTTTATTAATAATTTTTCCATAATTAACAGATGTTTTATCTGTAAATCTAATTAATTTACCGACCATCTCATCTACGCCGGTAAATGGCGCGTAAGGTTCAGTTGGATTGAATGTTTTTTGAATATCAATTTTATCATCTTCACTCTTTTCTTCAGTAGTAGTTTTAACTTCTACTGTAGTTTCTTCATCATTTTCAATTCCATCAATGCCCTCATCGCCGTCGGTTTCAACGCCTTCGTATTGATAAGTATCGGCTTCAAGTTCTTCTACAGGTTTTTGGACGACTTCGGCTACGACTTCCTCAACAACTTGCTTAATGACTTTCTCTACTACTTCTACTTCAGTCTTTTTTGGTTGTGCTGGAATATCAACAATGGTAGTCATAGTAGGCTGTGCTACTTGTTCGCCATTCAACGCTTTAAATGCGTCTGATTCATTATCAAATGTAGGCGTTTTAGAATTAGGAGTTTTTTCAGATACAGCCCAAGTATTTAAGAATACTTCGCCTTCTTTCAACTCATAATCAGGTTTTCTCCAAACCTTTTCACGCTTTTCTTTACCATCCTTTTTAACAACTGTTCTTTCAATTCTACGAAACTTCTTTGGTGCTTTACCCTTAGATTTTTTCTTAGGATCAGTTGCTTTGTTAGGTTTGGCTGCTGCTTTTTTAGCATTAGCCAACACTTGTTGTTGTTCCGAATCCAAACCAGTTTGTTCTAGTTTAGCTTCTTCTTTCTTAGGACGACCGCGCTTTTCGCCTTCATCGTCCGTATCATCAACAGCAACAATAGTTTTATTAGGCTTACGTCCTCTTACAGAACGAGGCACTTCATTACTCATATGTTCTATTCTAGAATCAAGAACTTCATGAAAATGTTCTTGCATGAGTTCAAAACTTTCTTCAACCGACGGTCTTTCTGTTTTGTTTTGATTTTCGTTATGTAGTTGCTTCATAACGTTCATCAAATCGCCAAGTAAGTCTTCGCCGAAATTACGAGCGAATTCAACGAAAAGTTTTGAATTTGCTTTCATAATTTGACTGTTAAGTTGTGGTAAACTCATTGTAATAGTAGTGCTTTTGATTTTTGCTTGTGTATTCTGGATAGTTTGCATTTGTGTGTTGAAAATACACAAGTAGGAAAATTAAAATCAATTTCTTGAAAATATCTTTCATGTTGAGTTGATCTTGTAAAAATTGAATTAAAAAGGTTGGCTTGGATAATTATAACTAAAAGATACAAGACTTACTATAAAGACAGAATTACACTACAAATTAACTACAAACAAACTCCCTATCAAAATGGCAACAACATTGATTGATACTCGCAAACCAATTATGGCTCAAATCACACACAGCTGGAATAAATTTCGCAGCGACAAAGATTCGGTGGCCTTTCTGTGGTCGAACGGCGATTTTGAGGTTCCATTTGCTAAAGATTTCGCCGAAAAAGATGCTCCATGGTCTAGTAAGCAAACAGTATTAGAAAGGAACACGGTTCATGCTAATAAGCTTATTCGCCTATACATCGCTCTTAACATAGAGACAGCAGAGAGAATGCATATTTGGCAATTCTTCGTAATTGGAAAGGGAATTGTTGGTGAAATTAATGAGAAAATCAAACTCCTTAAACGCGTCCAAAAGGTGTTGAAGAAACAACAAGAATATGGTATGGATTTAAGTAATGCGACGGATTTATATCTATGGCGCAATGAAGTTTCATTGTATACAATCGAGGTTCAGTTGAAAGAATATCCTGAAAAGATGAAGACGATTAAAGAGCAAAAAAAGAGAAATGCTGCTTTAAAAAGAGCAAAAAAACGTCAAGCACGGAAAGATTCTGAAAAGAAGAAGAGAGAAGAGAAAAAGGTTGTTGCTTGGATTGAAGCAACCAAACATTCCAAACGAGATATGTTAAAAATGTGGAAGGCAATGGAAAGAGATGGTTATACCATAAGAGATGTTATTGAAGAATTGGAGCGTCAATTAGATTAATTGTATTCTTAAATACGATTAATAGGAGGGAATAAGAGTGAGCGTAGGCTCATCTTTTTTAATTATGCTTTCATGTTGTATAAATTGATTAAAAGTTTTCAGCTTGTATATTATTAACACTCTAGTATAATATACAAGTTTTAAAACAAATCAAAAATGAATCCAACTGTAATAATCCCAAGAAGACCAAGAAGATGCGGAGAATGCAGTATGTTCGGTCATAATCGCCGCAAATGTCATCTTATACACGATGTTGCTGAAGATTCGAAAGTAACCTATCAAAATGCTATGACTAATTATCAAAGACATTGCTATTTAAATGGAAAATGGGTTGCGGCAGGAGGAGATGGTTATACAATTCCAGCTCCAAAAGAGGAAGATTATATAAAAAAGACACCATTTGAATTGGCGTGTGAAAATAAGTGTAAGGTTATTCACGAAGATACGTGCTGTATTTGTATGGAAGAATTAGGTGAAAAGAATATAGCAACTACGCCTTGCGGTCATCAATTTCATTTTGGATGCCTAGCACAGCATTGTGATTTGAAAACAACATGTCCTACCTGTAGAGCGGTTATAAGACCAGAACTCAAAAAAAGAGATTTGAGTATGCCGGGAAGAGCCGAACTAGCAAGATTTGCGACAAGGGCTGGAGCAACTGTTATAGAGTCAGTAGCAGGAATAACAGATGATGACGACCAAGCAGCAATGTTTGTAGAAGTAATAGTTCAAATAGTAGCAAACGCAAGTCGTGCTTTAGTTGATGGAATTCGCGACCAAAATAGTTAATTGATAGGAAAAAAAATATAAAAATACGTATTCTTAAATACGTATGGAAGACTGGAGATAGCTTTTTTTATTTTGATGAGGAAGTTATCTTTCATGTTGAGCAAACTTGTAAAAAATTGAATTAAAAAAGTTAGCTTGGATATTATTAACTAAAAGCAAGCACACAAACTACAAGTTAAATCCAAGACTACCAAAACACTACTAAAATGAGTTCCCAATTGAATAAGATGAAACCAGAATTGAAGAAGGCTATTGTATTGGCTGTAAGACAGCATAACAAAACGCGAGTTTTCAAGAAGAATAATGCTATTTTAAGGAAGAAGGCGTTAAGACAGTTGAAAAAGACTGTTAAACCAGTCAAATCAGCGAAGATTAGCAAGAAAGTCCTTAAAAAGGAGACCCGCTCTGCCAAACAAGAGCCTAAAAGCAGCGAAGACCTTAAATTATATCGACGCATATTAAGGTCAATCACCAAAAAGGGCAAGGAGCAAACCGAAAAGGTATGGCGTTCCGTAGAACACTATAGCCTTAAAACTGGCGAAGAATGGGTGAATGATTGGGCTTACGACCACCGCAAGCCTACGGCAAGCACGCCCACATTTGTATTCCCATTAATTGAAATGTAAGTAAATTGATAGGAATTAATTGTATATAATAATATAAAAATACGTATTCTTAAATACGTATGGAAGACAGGAGACAGCTTTTTTTATTCTGATAATATAAATGGATGATATTATCAAGATCGCTTTTTTAATTTTTTGCTTATTTGTATTATATCACTTTTTAACGAAACAAACTCAATGTAAGATGAAAGCAAAGAAAGTGATTAGACAAAAAACATATTTTGGTGTCCCCGGTAAGAAACCTCCTAATCTTCCAGTAAGATGGCATATTTAGAATTAATTATATATATTTAATATATATATGACTAATAAAACTAGAAAGAAAAGAGCAGGTCTTAAATCACCAAGGAAAACACCTTTAAATAAAACGTTTAAAAAATTTAATAAAAAAGGCAAGTATCCTTATAAAAAAATAACAAAATCTATGGCTCTAGAAGATTTTAATAAATTAAAGAAAGTTGATGAATCAAATTGGCGTTCTATTAAAGGTATTCGAATGGTTGATTATGGAACATATAAGCTTAGAGTAAGAACTAAGTATAGGGGAAAATCTAATGTAGAACGATGGAACAGCAAATCTCATAGAGAAAAAATGTTAGGATTTGCACAACGTTTACACGAAGGTTCTTATAATGCTAAGGGTAAAGTAAAACCAGAAGAAATTATTCGTTCTGCTATTAGTTTAGCTTGGTCTACTATTAATTCTATGAGACCCGCTTATGCTATGAATATGTATAAAGCACACGGCGCTACTCGTGTTTTAGATATTACGGCTGGATGGGGAGCAAGAATGGTTGGTGCTATGGCAGCAAATATTGATTATATTGGTATAGATAGTAATACAAAACTTAGACCAGCATATAATAAAATTAAAAATCTTATGAAAAAAGAAGGAAAAAGTAAAAGTAAGGTTGTTTTAAAATTTCAAAAAGCAGAAACTGTTGATTTTAGCAAACTTGGATACTATGATTTTGTTTTTACATCTCCACCATATGAATATCTTGAATTATACGAAGGTATGCAAAAATATGATGGTGAAGTAGGACAAGCAAGTAGTGGGTTGAAATTAAAAGGAAGACCAGAATTTTATGATAAGTTTTTGATTCCAACTTTAAAGTCTGCGTATAAATATCTTCCAAAAGGTAAGTTTTTATGTTTAAATATGCCTGAAAGTATGTATGATGAAATAAAAGCTAGGTGGAAACCAGCTGATAAATGTGATATGGATTACATGATTTCAAAACGACACGGCAGCACTTGGAAAGTATCAGAAAGAAAAGGAAAAGAAAAAGTATTTTGCTGGAAGAGCAAGTATTTTTTATGGCAAAAATAAATATATAATCTAACTAATTTATATATTTATGGCGCTAAGTCAATTTAAAGGAGATAAAAAAAGAATTACAAATTTAAAACATTTATCAAAATCTAGACCACTTGGACCACTTTTAAAGAGGAGTTTAACAGATAGTACAGGAATAGTACCTGGTTCTACTATAACTTTACCAATAACACAAGATCATACATTAATTGGTAAAGAAGCTATTGAAGGGCAAAAAATTATTGGTAAATATGATTTGGCAACACGTGGTAGTAAGAAAAGTCGTAAAAAAAAGCGTAAAAAAAAGAAAAAATCACGTAAAAAAAAACGTAAAAAAAAGCGTAAGAAAAGTCGTAAAAAACATCGTAGAAAAAGCAAAAAAACACGTAAAAAAAGAGGTGGTGCTGACAGTTTAAGAGATGGAATTAGAAAAATATATGAAGGTAAGAAATCTTTGAATTTTGGTGCAGTAGATTCAGGTCCAGGTAGTTGGGGAAAACAATTAAATGAGTTATATGCCCAATATCTTAGCCATTTGAGGGATTTAACATCCGGACAAAAAATCGCAAGAAAGGTGAAAAATATATTTAGAAAAGGCGATAGTAAAAAACCTTTGACTGAAGGAGAAGCCGATAGAATATTTTATGATGAAGCAACAAATATGATAGGTATATTAGAACGTAATTTCCAAGAACCAATAAGACAGTCTATAGTAGAAATTAATATGAATCCAGACGCTATGATTTATTCAGATATGGAAAGACAAAGTGATCCTGAAAAAGAACGTCTTAGCATGCAAATACTAGAAGAAAGACCAAGATTAGAAAGTCTTAAAGAACAGATAGATGGAAGTATATATGAATTAACAGAATTAATAATAGCGTTAAAGAGATCTAGAGCAAATAGTATTCCCCGACACGGTTCTTCAATTGAAACTAATTTAGGTTCGATGGATCCATTGCCGCATGTAAGTCCTCAAAGATATCGTGGCTTAAGCAGCACCACCTGAATTTATAGATGTTTGAATGATTGGGAGAGAAAAACCCCATAATAATTAAATAATTATATTAGAGATAAAGTAATCTTTAATATAATGTTGTTTCAAGCGATAGATACAATAAATAATATAGATTATAAAAGCCAATATGCTGTGGAAATTTTATTTTGGTTAGATAGCGTAGCATTGGGGGCAATAGTAGGGTTAATTATGGCTTTAATTATATATTTGTTTGAGTTTACATTTGATGATTTATATAATGAAGATTATTTATTATTATTTGTAGTATTTACAATTATTATATTAGGAATAGGGAATTGCCATACGAAGATGAATTATAAACGATATTTGGATTGGATAAATAGAAAGAATAAGCGGTATGGATATAAATAACTAATTAAACTAATTAATTTTTTGTCGAAGACAAAAAATATGGTAAAAGCGCTAATTGAAGGTGTATTTGTTAGTAAGAGACATAAAAATGAGTTATGGGGGTGAAGGCTTTAAATTAAGGTGTAAATTATGGTAGGCGTATGCGGTGGTTTGTAGGGGCTTTTTTTGGGGTATGTTCAAGGGTGCAATTGGGGGGGAAGCTATGTTGAACACTATCATAAAATAATATAAATATAACATCTTTATTATATTTATATGGGAGAGATTAAAGCGTGTATGAAAGATATGATTAAAAAAGTTATAAAAAAAGAAAACAACAGAAAATGGAGAGAGAAAAATCCAGAATATGATAAAGAATATAGAAAAACAAGGGGGGGTAAAAAAGAGAAAATGGAGAGAAAGCCATCCAAAAAAAGCAGCAAAAAAAAAAGAAAAAAACAGAAAATGGAGAGAGAAAAATCCAAATTATTACAGAGAGTATAGAAAGAAAAATCAAGAGAAATTTAAGAAGTACTTTGGTGAAAGATGGTGGAAAGATCTAGAGTTATCAAGAAAGAAAGACAGAGAGTATAAAAAAGCTTATATCCTTAAGTACGCCTGAACTTGGCGTGAATTATAATTATATTTAAAAAAGAACTTAAATATATTTACGTGTTGGCTTGATAAAAGCTTTGAACTTGCGCGAAGACTTGGGCGTAATTTGGCTGTGACTTGTAGGCTTGGAAGGCTTGGAGGGCGTGTCTTGGGGGAAAATTTGGCTTGGAACGGCGGGTATATAGGGGAATAACGGGTTAGACTACGGGGCGAATCATCACCCATTTCTCATTATCCCACCCATTCCCGAGTTACCATTAAATAGGCCTTTATTATACGGTAGAATACAGGGCAAGTATAGGCAGGCGTATGCGCGGTAGGAGTAGGGTTGCACTGTATCATCCAAGATAGGCTTGGAACGGCGGGTATATAGGGGGAATAACGGGTTAGACTACGGGGCAAATAAAGGGCCATTTTTTACTTTTACACCGATTTCTTAGTTAGCCTATATATAGGGCTTTATTATACGGTAGAATACAGGGCAAGTATAGGCTTGCGTATGCGCGTTAGAATTAGGGTTGCACAGTATCATCAAAGATAGGGTTAGACTTAGGTCGCACACTATTATCTTTAGTTATTATATATGAGCGATGCAAAAAAAGGAGGAAGAAGAACCCGGCGCAGACGCCGAAAAAAAAGAACTAGAAAAAGACGTAAAATGAGAGGAGGAGAAGAATATACATTAGACACATTATATGATTTTTTGAGTGAAAACCGTGAAGAAATAGGTAGTCTGTCAATAGATGTAGGACCAATATTGGCTATATTAGAGGGTTTTAAAGAAAGGTCGGAAAAAGGTTCTTATTATATAATGAATATTGAGATGAATAGGGCAGACATGATAAATGCTGAAGTAGTAACAAAAGCTATAAAAAAAGGGTTCAATGGTTATGCTAGTACCAGTTTTGAACATCAGAGTATGATGAGGACTTTGGATGAAACAACGCTATTAAAAACTTTTTTTACAAAAGACCTTCCTATTATAAAAGCGCATTATGAATTTAAACCTGGTGCGCCGGGTGCAGTTGCAGCAGAAGCTTCATTTAACACGGCTAAGGAAGAGAAGGCATTAGCAAAAGAGCAGAAGTTAGCGGCGAAAAAGGCTAAGGATCAACAGTCGGGTGGTCGGGGAAAAAGAACTAGAAAGAGGCGTAAGTCAAGGCGCAAAAGAGGAGGGCGGGAGGTCTATGAAAGTGGTATAGGACAGGAGGGGCAAGCGGGGGTCGACGAGGATTGTATTGATAATGGGGCATGCAAAAAAGGATTGCAATGTATTCCTGGACCAACTAATACAATTAATGCCCGGGGTACGTGTAAAGATTTGAACGTAAACGTAAATGAGGGTGGAACAAGGGGTAAATCGAGGCGTAAGTCGAGAGGTAAATCAAGGCGTAGAAAGAGGCGCAAATCAAGGCGTAGAAAGCGCACCGGAAAGACGCGTAAAAAAAGAGGTGGGGTAAGGCACGCTCTTGCGGACAGAGCAAGCAACGAGATGTTAGAATTTTTTCGTAATCCCGCAACAGGAGACTTGATTATAGGTGCATTGCATTCGTGTAATTCGGATAAAGTTTTTAAGTGTTTAAATCTCAACTTAAATAAAGAGAACATACCACTCAATAAGGACGATTTTACACCAGACGACCACGTAAAATATAAGCGAATTATTCAAATATGCAAACCTGGATCCTTCGTTGGATCTTGGCCACAACAATCTGGAGAAGAAGGTATGGGAGGAGGAGGAAAACGTCGCCGAAAAAAGAGAACTAAGAGAAGAACCCGCGGCAAAAAGCGGACTAAATCGCGTAAATCAAGGCGTAAATAGCGGCGTAAGTCAAGGCGGCGTATGCGGGGTAAACGTAAGGGTAAATCAAGGCGTAAAAGAAAACGATAAATATATAAATACAACTTTATATATTTATATATGACATACAAGAAACGCTGTAATAAAATGAAAGGAGTTTATTTAAAATGGAATGATAATTGTGTCTTTCCAGAATATAAATATAATTCAGGTCCAATCGTTTCAAATAAAATATTAAAACGAGCTAAGAAAATAGTAATAGATATATTAACAAATGAAAAACAAAAAATAGAACAGGCTTTTAAATCATTAACGAAAAGATACAAGGATAAATATATAGAAATTACTTACGATTATGAAGCGGCGTATAGGCGTGTTAGGTCAACAAAATTATGTCCGACGAATGATTATTGTTATGGAGAAAGCGATGAAAGTGGAATATGGATATGTAAAAATAAAATAGATTATCCGGAATTAGTAGGAACGGTTCTTCACGAAGCTTTACATTACTTTGCGTATTTTAATAAAAAAGAAATATGTGAAAAGGACGAACATTATGTAATGAGAATATTAGGAGACGATTGTTAAATATATAATAAATCCAAATCAATTAATTGATTTAAATAAAATATTAATAAATAATACAAGCATGAGTACAATATCAAAAATAAATCAGGAAATCTTTTTACTTGAAAATAAAATATTAAAATTAAAAGAGGAAAAGTGTAAGTTAGGATTGTTGGAAATATTATGTTGTAGTTTTCATACGGTAAATAATTTAAAAGTTCAAGTACATTATAATACGACTAGTAGCGAACAAGATGAATATGCTTATAGAATACAAGGCGAATTAGTAATAACATATGAATACAAAGGAAAGAAAATACAAATAGATATAAATTACGAGGAAGAACAAACACATTATAACCGTTACGATCCATATATAACAGACACAATAAAAGTAACAAATGAAAAATGGGGTGGAGGACTATTAAAAACATTATATGAAAAATATTATGAAGAGGGAGAATGGAAGGGGAAAGAGTTGATAGAAAAATTAAATGCGTATTAATATAATAAATCTAAGGTCAGGCATATATACTTGTAAAAGTCTTTAAGAATAAAGAAAGAACGAAAAATACAGTGTTTTTCTCTCCCAAACTACCTCAATTAAGAAAATATATATTTATTTAAAAAAAATATATATTATAAAAATCTTTATAATTATCCTATAATAACAGGAGTGTTATTGGAAGGGTCTTGATTATCATTGTTATTACCGGAAGGGTCTTGATTATCATTGTTATTACCGGAAGGGTCTTGATTATCATTGTTATTACCGGAAGGGTCTTGTTCCAATTGCTCTTGAATATCAATTATAATACTAGGAGTAGAAAAATCGTGTTGGTGGCTAGTTTCAGAATCATCATCGCTACTATTGTCGTGTCCGATCATAATAGAATTTAATTTGCCAAGAGTTTTTGAAATAGCATTAATAGAAATATTTTTTTTGGCTTCGGCTTCTTTTTTCTCAGCATCTTCCATTTGTTTTAATTTATCAAGTTTATCTTGAATACCTTCGGAATCAAAAATAGATTTTCTTCTATTTTCTTCTTCTTGAATAATTTGTCGTCGTTTTCTGTTTTCTTCTTCAAAAATCATAGCTTTTTCCTTAGCTTTTTTAATTTCCATAAGTTTTTGGTCTTCTTCTCTAAATACATTAATAGGTTCAAGTTTTAATATTTTTGGGAGACCAAAATCAACACCAGAAAGGTCGGTCATAACATTATTTTGGAATTGGTTCAAAATTTTCATAGGAATATCAGGGCTTTGTTCGATAAGACGGTCAATATCACCTCTACATTGTTTAATATATTCCAAACCACCAGTATTTCTTTCAGGTGCAGGAAGAGAAAGTTCAACTTCAATATTTCTAGCAAGTTTACCATATTCAACACTGCTTGCTCTATGTCCTTCCATTTGTTCTGAAACGCGAAGGAATTGAGCTACCGTGGTGATAAGACCAGCGGTAAGATTTAAAAATCCAATAGCAGCAGGAGCCCAAGATTGAGCGGCAGTAGGTAGGGAACTTTGAGCGAAATTGGCGGTACCGGTGACGGTGCTAATAATAATAACAGGAAGGGCGAACCACATATTTTGACTTTTAAATTTGTTATATGAACGAGAATGAAGCCATTGATAAGAAGCAGCCATTTCAGACCAATCTTTTAAAATGTCTTCTTGTTGTTTATGCCAAACTTTTACTGGTTCTTTTGGCGGTTGTTCGTTTTCGTTTATTTTAACTAATTCCATATACTACTAAAGTAGAAAATAAAAATTAAAAATTCTGTATGAATATAAAAATTGATAAAAAAAATAGAACTTGTATATTATTAACAAGAATAAATATAACGATGACCGCGCCATTGACAAAATTAGAAGAATATATAATGAAATATTATCCTAGTGTAAAAGATTCACATTTTACGACAATGGTAGATATCATATATATGGCAGCAGTGAGAGGCAATCTTGTTATTTCAAAGTTGCTTGAAGATATGTATAATGGAATACTTGAAATAGAAAAATTTAATGGTGCGAATAACGGGAATATTTATGAATTTATAAAGCCAAAATACAAATTGTTTGCACAACGAATAAAAGATATTAAAGTTGGTTCAAATGGTGGTATGGCAAATGTTGGGAAAGGAGAATGGCTTATAAGTCTTTGTTCTGGTATAAATCCCCAAACAGACAAACCTTGTGTTAATATTATTAAAACAGGCCAAGGAGATATTAAGTATAGTGATGGTAAAAATGAAGAAATAAAATGGAATGGGGGAAAGGTGTCTGTTGAAAAAGCGGGTTACATGATACAAGACAAATTTAATAAATTAGTGCCCGACCATCCTGATAAATTATGGCTTCCTTTACGTTCAGTAGTAAATAAAAAATATTCTAAAGATAAAATATTAAATTGGACTGGTAAATATTGGCAAGCTATTTCAGGGGAAGAATGTAATTCAATGACAGACGATGAATATAAAAAAAATATAATTAATATGTCCTTCGCAAAAGTTTTTGAAAAAAGTGATTCATTTATTATGTTTAACGATGATGGAAAATTCCAACGCTTTTATAATTTGGAAGATGCAAATTCATATTATATTGATAAATTGCATTTACTTAAAAGTTCTCGTGGATTTGAACACCGTGCTAAGAAAGCAAATCCGCCAGCTCTATATTGTTATGTATTTTAAAATATAATAGAAGCATTGGATAATTGTCTATGACCTATTTTAAATCTATTGGAGTAAATATAATTAGATTTGAAAACGTCACTATTTAAATAATCACACACTTTTTTTAAATCAATATTTTCTTTTGGAATCAACATAATCAAAGAACCACCAAAATATTGAACTTTATCAACAAAAGCAATGACTTTTTGTCTAGTAAGATTATAAATATAAATACAGTCTTTACCAAGATTATTTTCGATATTTTTTTGATTTCTAGGTGCTCCCCATAACCACCAATTATCTTCGGTAAATTTTTTAATTTTACGATTGATTAATATATCTTTATTATCAAGCATATATTTATTTAATTCTTCATTAGATGTGGGAAATTCGCGAATAAATATGTATTTATCAAGAACAGTTTGTTTGTTTAAAAGTGTAATATTTCCAAAAGTATCATTCTTATATACACTTTCTTTGCCGGTGACCATACCAACATAAACGTTAAAATGGTCTTTAATTAAATAACCATTGATTAATGTATCGGAGAAAGTTATAGTGCCATTAGTATTAATCAAATACTTCTTAACATTATTATATAAAGTAGTTTGAGGGGTTTGAATTTTAAGGCAATATCTAAAAACAATAACATCAATACTAGCATTTTTAAATAAATTTTCTTTGTTAGGATGGAAAATGTGGGTAAAATTACCGACAGAAAGCATATTATTTAATAATTGTGCTGCAGATGTTAGTTTAAAGAAATCACTTGGTATGATAAAAATCAATTCACCATTATTATCTAAAAGATTGAAACATTTTTCAATAAATTCAATATATAAATTACCAGTAGATTTTTTAACATATGGAGGATTACCGACGATGGTAGTGTATTTACGGTTAATAGAAGCTTGAATAAAATCGCCATAATTAACAAGATTTCTATTAATGGGGTCGAGGAGTTTAATATTAGTATCGATTTCATACATATGAAATGGGAGGTTGAATTTACTTTGAATACAAGAAACTAGGTCGCCTTGACCGATGGAAGGTTCAAGAATAACATCGGGTTTATTTTTAATAAAACTAATAACAGTATTTTGTAATTCGGTATTGGTAGTAAAGTATTGTCCTTTGGAATGGTAATCGTTCATTTGAAATAATATTTGATTATATAATTTAAATCAATTTATTAATTAAAAATTTAATATGAGTAAAATATAAGTAATGTCAGGGATAGAATTTGTAATTGGAACAATAGCAGTAGCGACAACAGTAGGGAATGCGGTGACGACGGGTAATAATATAAAACGATTCTATAAGTGGATGAAAGGGAAAGAGAAAAAAGAGAAAGAAAAATATGAAAGTTGGCAATGGATAGAGAATGACGAGGGGAATAATAAAGATTATATAAAGATAGAAGTTGGTTGAATTTAAATATTTAGTTATTATATATGTTCCAAATAACTCAACAAATGCCGGAATTAACGGGTCGAAAGTATGATGCTTTCAAAAAAACAATGCATGCAGCGGAAGAAAAAGAATTGAAAGAATTGGCTGGTATTAGGCGGACAATTAGTACTTTGCCAAGTGAAGGAGAAAAACAATCTTTAAAATCAATGTGGAAAGAATACAAAAAAGGAGACTTAAAAATTCCTGGTGTAACCCCGTCAAAAAAAGGAGGTCGCAGTAGAAGAAGAAAGTCGCGTAAAAAAAGACGTAAGAGAAAAACAAAAAGAAATAAATCACGAAAAAAAAGAAGAAAATCAAGACGTAAAAGAAGACGGTAAAAATACAGAGTTTTTCTCTCCCCAATTAACCAAAATATGAAAATATATATTTTAAATTGAAATATATATTATCTTTTTCTTTTGGTCTTCTTGTGTTTTCTCTTGTGTTTTTTCTTTTTACCTCTAGTATGTTTAGAACCGCCTTTACGGCAATTAGGAGGCATACATTTAAAGAATTTATCAGTAAGAGTTTTAGGTTCAGGATTATCTTGGTCCCAAGGAACATCAACATCTTTTGCTAATAAACAAACTTTTTTATCATTTTTAAAAAAAACCATATTGTATGATTTCCATTCTTCTTTTGTATAACCATTAAATAAGAATTTGTCTGTTCGTCTTGCATCGCCATGGGGGATCCCGCGCGAAGGGTATTCAGTAACAATAGAGGTAGTAAATTTACCGTTATGTTTAAAACCACCGGAATTATGTATTTTAATACGTCCACCAGGAGCGTGTTTAATACAGTATTCACCGTGGTCTAAAGCCATTTGGAAAGCGGAATTACTATATTCTTTACCTTCACCAATTTCTCTTTTGCGACCACTTTCAGTGCAACCCATACATTTGAATTCATGTTTGAAAGGGCATTCGGCGTGAGTTCGGTGTTGATAAATCATAAGTCCGACCCAATGAGTGTCTTTTAAACCATCCCAATTACTAATTTTTTGAGCTTTTTTAAGAGATGCAGCAGCAGTAACTTCGCCAGTAGCAGTAGTGGGAATATAAAGACTGATATAACGTTTTTTTTTACATTGTTCTTTTAAGAATTCTTGAAGTCTTTTTTTAGGTTCTGAAGAAAAAAGAGATTTACTGAAAGACATTCCAGCGGAAACAAGATTAGAGAAACCGGACATTTGTTTGTCGACACTATGAATTTTATTAACAACCATTTGATAAATAGCAGACATTTCACGAGCAATACCGCCATCAATAGCAACATAAGCAGAGGGGAAGAAAGAACCGTTTCCTATTTTTATTAGTTCGAGAACTTTTTTAGCATTAAAAGTTTTACCAGCAGCACTAGGTCCATAACACATGATAAGTTTAGGGTCCCGGTATTCATGTTCAAGAGGTAATAATTCAAATTTATCTTTATCAGCTTTCCATAATCCAGTAATGTCAGTATCAATATTACCAATAAATTTAAATTTGATACGGGCTTTAGGGTTATTAGTAAGAAGACTATTGGTAATAAAACGTAGCATAAAAGCAGTAGAATGAATTTCACTTTTAATCAAATGATTAACAACGTCAAAACATTCACCAGAACATTTAATCCATTGGGGTTGATTTAAATCTTTTTCAGTAAAACACTTTTTTTCTTTAATTTCAAATATTTTTAATTTATCAATAGCTTTTCTAGCTTCATCAAGGAAAGGGAAACCCATATCTTTATTTTTATCATCAAATAATTTCCATTCACCTTTATGTCCATTAATAAAAAGTCCTCTCATAACACCGGGTTTTTTAAGTAAATTATATAATTTGTTAATAGGCTTGAAATGGTCAGCGGGGTCAATGAATTTACTAGGGACAATCCAAACTTTATCGCCAGGGTTTTCACCGCCATCAAATTGTCTTCCATATAAATAATTACGAGCCCACGTGGGAGGATTTTTAGAAAATATGTCGGCTTGAGTTTTTTTTTTGGTTATGAAAGGTGAAGCAACGGCATCGGCAATAGCAGCTTCATCTTCTTTGCTAAGTAGAGGTTGTTCTTCGGGTGTTTTATTCTTTTTAGCACCGCCATTAGTGACTTTAAAATCAGTTAAAGGAGATAATGTAGAAGCCCCCCAAGGAGTATTAGCACCACCACCTTGAATTTGACAAGGGAACTTATCACACATACCATCGTCGTCTTTTTTATCATCGTTATTAGATTTTTTTAATTTTTCAAGTAGCGAGTCTTTTGTAGGGACAAGACTTCTTTTTTTATCATCTTGTTCGGCGGCAACCTTTTCATCTTGTTCGGCTATTTCTTCAATAGCTTGTTGAACTTGTGTATCATTTTTCCATTCGTAATCATTAACATTTGTAGCCATTTCGTAATTATGTTCCAAATAACCTTTAATATCATCTACGGTTTTACCATAGAAACCAGTAGTGTCGGGTATATGTCCTGGAACATAAGTAGCAATAATAGCAGAAGCAAGGATGAGCATGTATACACCTCGTCCATAGTTTCCTTGACTAAAAGCAGATTGAGATTTCTTATACAATGATTTTGCTTTACCAATACTAACAGTATTAGCGCCATCATGTTTACGTTGAAAGTATTTGCCAAGTAATCTTTGAAGATCTTCTTGTTTTTGAGTTTTTTTGAATTGATAATCTGATCGGTTATTTTTAACTTTATAAGCGGCTCGTCGTTTGGTTTTTGAATTATTAAATTTTCCGTGTAGCTTAGAACCTCTATTGTGTGGGGATTTATTATGTGATTTTCTATGCATAATGTTATATATAAAAAAGACTATATAATATTATTATTTCGGCACAACAATATAAGCGGGAGTATTGGCTTCAATATATTTTGGAATATTACCAATGCGACTAACAGCATTATAATGGGAAAGAAGAGTAGGGAAATTATCTAAGCAATTGTCAAGTCCAGCTTTGAAAGCGATATTAAGAACATTAAAAACAGAAATATCACCGGCTTGAACTTTATCACCAGAGAAGAAAGTTTTATCGCCTAAAAGTTTAACAAGCCATTTAAGTTTTTCAGGGAGGTCTTTACCCTTAACTCTTTCCCAAGCGACCTTTTGAGCGAAATCATCGCCAGCATATTTTGCTTTGGCGAAGCAAGTAAAAATATCATTAGAATGTTCGTGTAGCATATCAGAGAGAACTTGTTCTTCAATTTTATCGGAAAGCAAACTAGAAAGAGCAGCACAATACCTAGCAATAGTGCCAGATTGTGCGATTTGCATACCATTATGTCGGAGGACAGGTAGTTGTCCAAAAGGCATATTTTCTTTTGGAGATTCGGTTTCGGATTTCCATTTATTGGCAGTATCTTTATCCCAAACATAATCAATTTTGGCAGCATCTAACATAAGCATGGCTTCTTGAGCTCTAGCAGCAAGACCCCAATAAACGAAAGTAGGAGTAGCATCATTTTCAGCGACGGCAGACATTATAATAGAAAGAATAGAGTTGTGTTTAAATAAGTTTAAAATAAAATAATAAATAATATAATGAAAAAGTCAATGAGGAGAGAATATAATAAAGAGTTTGCGGAAAAGAAATATACGATAGTGAAAAGTATGTTAGAAAAAGAAACAGTGAAAGAGTTGAGAGAAGGAGTAAATAAAATGTTAAAAAAACATGAATTTGTGGATGGTAATAATCCATATATAACAAATAAGAAAAGGAAAGCATATAATATGTATTCGATGTTAATAATGGAGCATACTTTGAATACAGATGCGCCAGAAAGTTATAAAAATAAAAAAGAAAGAATATCGGGAGAAGTGTATGGAGAAATAATAAAACCATTAGAAGAAGAGTTAAGTATGATATTTTATTTGATAAGAATAGAGTATTGGAGAGTAATAGGAATGACATATATGGAAATATATGAAGGAAGTCCAGCACAAGAAGTTCATCAAGATTCGCCGGAGGGAATGAATAGAATATTTATAACAATACCATTAGAAAATACGAGTAAAGAAATGGGTCCAACGGTATTTTATGATGAGAGAATAATAAATAAATATAGAACAAAAAGTGATGGAAATAAAAATAAAATGGGGAATATAGGATATTATAAGGATATGAAGGGAGAGAAAAAGGGTGTATTTGAAAAAGGGAGTGAACAATACGAATTAGTGGAGGGAGATATAACAATACATAGAGATATAACATATCATAATGGAGGGGAAAATAAGACGAATAAAACAAGGAAATTTATATTTTTAGTGTGTGATTATACGGATACATTAAGGAGATAAAATCTAAAGAAATATTATAATGAAGTTGGATGTTGATACGAAAGAGCGTATAAAAGTGTTATTAATATTTTTGTTGCAGAGTTATAAGGTTGCGATGGGTTCAATGTTGGTATTATTTGTGCCACAATTATGTGATGATGGTGTATGTAGTATAACAGATAATTTAAATAAAGAAGATGCTTTACATAGGTCAGCATTAGTAATGAATTTTATATCAACAGCAAGTTTTACAGCATGTTATTTAATAGAGTTAAAAAGGGAGAATTGGTGTGTAGAATACTTGGATATAGATGATAACTATGCGGATAATAATTTACCATTGGTATTATCAAAGGAACCAGGTATAGAGAAGTCATTGCATAATATAAATAATATGTATTACTATAGTTCGCAAGTGACGGTAGTGTTATATATGTTAAACTTGTTAATATCAACGGTGTCAATATATATGCACAGTGCAGGTTCGCCGACAGTGACAGCATACGCGAGTTTTGTAATCTTAATATTAATGAAATTGTACAATGCGGTATTTATATCAAGAGATTCGAGAGCAAACAATATGGCTTTGAGTGCATATATGACAGAATTACAATCATTTAATGTAATAGATAAAGATCATATAAAGAGGGAAGAATGGATTGCAGAAAATGGAGAACGAGAAAGAAGGGATGCGACATTGACGCCGGAATTAGTGGATGGCTTGAAACTAGAAGACATAGAATTAAGAAAAAGAAGTCCAAGAAATAGAATGGAGAAGCCATTAGTGGCGGATTTAAATTTGGTATAAATTGATATAAAAATAATTAATTTATATAATAATAATAACAAAATGGAAAATCTTGGAACAAATAAACTAGACGTAAAAAGGGAATTGGATGTAATATATGGTTATAGACTTCATAAGAAACTAGGTAAAGAATTGTATGGGTCAACATTAAAATTACTAGAAAAAAATATATTTGGAAAGTTGGAACAATATGTAATAAGAAAATGTGGATTTACATATAATTTTAAAGAATTTGGATACAAAGGAATAAAACATGATTGTATTTGGATAAATCCAAAATATGAGGATAATTGGGATGAAGAAAGAATAAAATTACAAGTAGAACAAGACGATAAATATAGTAGGACAGAAATATTAAAAATATGGGAAAATAAGATATGGTTTCGTTCAGTAAAAACAATAAAACATTATCATATAATTTACATACCAAATTTGTAGATAAATAAATAATTTTTTTGGTAAAAAAATATATATTAGGAGAAAGTACAAGAGCATGACATGCTTTTGGGATGGGATAATACAAGCCTTGGAACATAGCGATTACAATACAATAGGATGTAATACAATGTTAGACAAGCGACAGTTGATAGATATTTTAAAAACCAAGAATATAAAGGTAGAGAATGTGAAGTGGAATGGTAATAAAATAACGGAAAAAGAAAAGGGGGAACACTATGAAGCGATAAAAAATTACGATAAGACAAAGATAAGAGGGGGTCATTTATGTTCGAGTTGTGATTCATTTTTGTTATTAATATCGGAGGTATTTGAAGTAAATATAAAACATTTATATTTAAATGTGGAGATGGATTATAAAAATGATAAAGCAAAAAAAACTTTAAAATTTGCTTCAAATAGAGGTCATTTTTGGAAATTATAATGAAAAATGATTTAAATATAATAATAAAATAAGTTTATTATTATGTCGTTTACTAGGCGAATGCGTAATGAAGAATTGAAATGGAATAAAAAAACAAGTTTGAAAGGTCATGTCCATATAGTTCATGATAGTGAAAAGAGAGAAGTGATAGTAAGTATATATAGAAGAGTATTGAGAAATGTAATATTTTTTAAATTGACACTAACAAGTGAATATCCATTTTCACCACCAAAGGCGGAAATAAGTGTAGATTTAAATAAATGGAAATTATTACATGAGGATTTTTTTAGAATAACAGAAGGGTCAATAAAAAATTGGAGAAAAAAATGGGGTAAATATCATTGTGCTTGTTGTAAATCATTGTTATGTGCGGATAATTGGGGTCCAAGTCTTACGATATTAGATATATCGGATGAATTAGAAGGTCATATAGATGAAAAGATAGAGATGAGAGAGAAACTATATTTGGATATAGTAGTAAATAATAAAGTTGAAATACCGGAAGATATAATAGAATATATAAAAGAATTTATATAAAATGGAATTGATATTAATATATATAATTAATATTAATGGATAAATTTGTAACAAAAAAGAAATCGGGGGTAAAAATAAAAAGGCAGGTGATAAAAGAAGAAATAGTGGTATATACAGATGGAGCTTGTGTAAATAATGGAAAGTCAGATGCGAGGGCGGGATATGGAGTATATTTTGGAGCGGGGGATAAAAGAAATGTAAGTGAAAGCTATAAAGGTCCGCAGACAAATAATGTGGCTGAACTTTTGGCAATAATAAGAGCATTGACAATATTGAAAGAGGAGATAGTGGGGGGAGTGAAAGTAAAAATATATAGTGATTCAAAATATGCGATAAGGTGTTGTACTACATATGGAGAGAAGTGTTATAATAAGGGTTGGAGAAATCCAAATAAACTAAGAGCGCCATTACCGAATGCGGAATTAGTAAAAACAGCATATATGTTTTGTAAAAATTATACGAAAGAAAACTTGGAGTTTATACATATAAGAGCACATACGGGAGCACAAGATATACATAGCATAGGGAATGATAATGCGGATAGATTAGCGAATGAAGCGATAGGGGTAGATTGGAAAAAGAAAGAAGTGAGTGAGAAAGGGAAAAGAGTATATTTAAAAGTGCCTTATGGAGATAAAGAAGATGTAAAAAAATTAGGAGGAAGATGGGATGTAAATAGAAAAAGTTGGTATGTAATGAAAGGGAATAAACATATGACACAATTGATGGGTAGATGGGGATAATAATAATAATGTAAAATACATAAAAAGAATATGAAGTATACTTATATAAGTATAATGGATATTCCAGAATTATCAGTAAATGAAAAATGTATATCTTGTAAAAAAACGTTAAAAAAACAGTTAAAATGTGACTATTTAAATTATAAAAACAAAGAATGGTGTGAATCAAAGAATTATTATTGTCAGGAAGCGTGTAATTGGTGTTATTGGTATGCTTGGGATAATCATGTTAGATGTGAATCTATTTGTAATATTTTTTCAGCTGAGAAGAAGAAGGGCGTCCAAGTTGAATAGAATTATCAGGATTAACAACAATAATCTTATCATTATCACAAACGGGGATAGAATATATAGTATGAGTATCAGTAAATTTGTTGCGGAAAGAAAAATGATGGTAGTTGTTTTGTACGGTATAAGAACAATGATATAATGATAAAACAGCAAAAAGGAATAAAGTATAAATAAAAAATAAAAAAAAAGAAGTAGCGGCTAAAATAGTATTTTTGGTTCTAGAAATAAAAATAACGAATGGTTTGATAGGGTAAAATAAAATATGTTGATGATATTGCTGGATATGATTATAATTATTCATAATATAGTATATGAATAATTATTTATTATGGTTGAATAAAAGGTTTAATGTAATTAAATATGAGTGTAGTGATGAAGAAAAGGGTAGTTCCCCAAAGAATATCAATGGCAAAAGTTTTATAACTGTATTTTTTTATAAGAGCAGCATTGGTGCCATCAAAAACGCTGTAAACAAGGAAACCAAGTAAAGCAGCTTCGGCGGGCGATTTATTGTCTAAAATGATAAAATAATAAAGTGTTGAAACAGTAGCGAACCAAGCCCAAGCAGCAGGTAAATATTTAACAGTCATAGGAGAACCTTGAATATTTTTAATATTATCAGCAAAAATAGGTCCAAGAAAATATTTAATAAAGAAGAAATCTATACCGAAAAGAATAACAAATACTATAAAGAATTCTTTAAACATTTGTTGTTTGTGTTGTAAAGGAATATTAAAGGGATTGATTGATTGTAATCCAGGTAGCATTTATATAAATAGAGAAAAATTATCTCCATTTTTTGTCATGCGAAACATTTTGAGTGTCAAAAAAAGAAGTAGTATAATTATTGTTCCAATAAGGTGTTAGTTTATTTTTATCGCGATTGTTGGTAGTATTGATTTGAAGGTCGATGTTACATAAAGGGGAGTCGGGTCTAATATCAAGAGGGTCCATTTCTTGATTTTCGGAAGAATTTAAACCATCTTCTTCTTCAACTTCACGGGCGGGGGTGCTGCATTTGCTGTCATAATTTAATTTATTTTTAGGTGAAAAATTAAAATTGAAACCAACGGTGGGGGTATTGGTATGGACGATGGGTTTGAAGGATAAAGGGTTAAAATCGTTTGTGTTAGAAATAGGTTTTCTCCAATAAAAAAGGAAATTTCTTGGTTCAGCAGCATTAGAAGAAGTAATAAAACCGGCAATACTCCATTCGTCGTCTGTGAGAATTTTAAAGTGATGCGAAGAACGCGCTACAGTATGAATGCACCATTTATATTTCTGTTTAGTATCTTGTTCTGGTGTCATAGGATTATAAACTTGAGGGTCCATATAATTTATATTTAGATTTAACTAAATATAAATAAAACTTATTTTACTTTTTTCAAAGCGTCAACTAATTTATCAAAATTTCTAACTTCAACCCATCTAGTTGGTTTTTGAATGCTTACACCATAACTAATAAGTCCAAAAATAACAATAGATAAAGCAACAAATTTAATACTAGCTTCAACAAGTTTATCTAAATTAAATTTAATACCACCGGGCATTTCATAAACAAAACCATCGCCGCCAGAAAGTTTTTCTAAAAGTGGGTTGATAAATGGCATAATAAGGTCTGATATAATTGCATTCGCAATATCTTTAAGATTAGCACCAATAATAAAACCTATAGCTAGACCAATGATATTAAAATTTGTTAAAAAATCAACATAACTACCAATCATATAAAATATAGGAATAAAAAATAATAGTAAATATAAATGGGTATTTGTGGTTCTAAAGATGATTCAATAGATGAGAAAAAGGTGTTGTTGGAAGTAGAAGAATGTGCAGAGGATGAAGTAAGTGAATTAGGTCAATGTGATTGGTGTAGAACCAATAAAATGATAAAATATGATATAACACTTAGTAATGAAAGTTTATGTAATAATTGTAAATTTTTATATGCGGTTAGAAGGGGAAGGGGAGGAATGGAGGGACTATATGATATAAATCTTGATAGTTAAATCGCCAAATGAGGGAAATGTTCTACCATATAATCGTAGTAGGCGGGGTCGTCAGGGTCAGGACCACCATTGTCGTGAATTCCATGTTGTTGAAAATGTTGTATTTCAAGTGCTCCGCGAATACCCAAACTAACAGGTCGGTGTGTTCCATTCACGGGGGGCATCATAAGGTAAGGTTTGGCAGGATTTTTTCTCTCAAGAAAATCTCTTGCTAACATTCGGCCTTTATTACGGCAGCTGCACCTACATTGGTGCTGGTCGGTGTCGTATCTCCAACCCTTAAAGACGCATGGTTTGGTGACTATCATGAGGTCATCGTCACGAATAACGGCTTTATTATAACTATGTCGTTCACAGCAGTTGCATTGATAATGCCACATAACAGCGCTTTCAATGTCGGCAAGACAGACACCATTACTGCTAAATGCCTTGTCTATTATACCATCGAAGCATCGGGTAAGTTGGAATTGGTGTTCTTCGTGGTAGAACAAACGGATAATTTTATAAACGACTTCTTCGGGAAGGTTCTGTAGGGTTAAAAATTTTGTAACGGTACTAATGGAATGGAAATTCATATTTAATATGAAACTTGGAAACTTGGAAACTTGTATAAAACTATTCAATATGACTTTTTTTAAATCAATTAATGTAATTTACATTGAACATGAAAGATAAAGTTAAAAAATTGATTTTTTTTTTACAACTTGTATAGTTTTAACTCACAACTATGACATCTCTAGCAAAAAGCCAAGAAAATTTAAATCTGCTCGCCACAACAGCGACGCAGCAGCTAAAACAAACTAATCCACTACTAAGTAAGATGGATGCTGATTATTACAAGGCAAATAAGGCGAGATTTGAACCTAAAGAATTACCAGCGAAATTAGTAACCGTTACAAAACCGGAACACGCAAGGCAAATATTGAATTGCTACGGAGTAGCGGTAATACCATTACCAGTAAAAAGGGGGGAAATGTTGAAAGCCTTAAATGAGACGAAGTTTTATAATACGGCGAATTCAATATTCACAGAACAGCATCAAGTAGCAGAACCGAGTATGATAGAGAAATTGGATCCAGCTAAATACGCGAAAAGGAAAGCAGGCGACGACGCACAAGGAATGCTACACCAGTATAACACACCATTACATACCTTAATACAGACGAATGAAGTTTTAAGGAAGACAATGGAAGAGTTATATGGTAAGGACTTAAGGTATTTGCCAAATCGTTTAAGGATTTGTCGTAAATTCAAAAACGAAGCATCAACATTACACATAGAAGCTCACGAATTATTTCGCGAAGTTAATGGTAAGATAGAGCTAGTTCCAGGAGAAATAGCATCGTTGATAGGACTAACAGGGTATAGAAGATTTGTATTCTGGAATATGGATAAAGCAGATATGAGACCCTTAAAAGCATATCATGAAACTTATGGATCAGAATTTACGAAAATAGATCCGTTATTTATGAATCAACACTACGAAGGTCGTAGGTCAATGGTAAATATAGACTGCTCCAAACAGCCTCACCTAATACTATGGCAAGAATCAACGCCACATGAAATAGCACATTCGCCCTCCCTATCCCTATACGTAAGTCCCGTAGAAGCATTTAACTACACTAAGATTACGAAAGTGACTACTTATCAACCAGTAGAATTCCTAGGTCTAACCTATCACGAAAGTAATTTACTAGCAATGTGCTACAATATGGGCGGATTTGAATGGCCTAGCGGCAAGAAACTATACCAATATTGCCATCAGCGCGCCTATAATCATTTTATACCAAGAACCAAAGAAGACTACAAGGTAAATGGCAAGATGATGATGCGCCTAGTAAAAACGGGTAAAGTAGACCAACATACGCCAGCCTATCAAGCAAAATTGAAGACTATGGGAATAGTATTACCAGCAATAGCATTTAATAAAGATACACCAAATTTCGTAGTAGATTTAACAAAAATGCCAGAAGTAATACTAAGAGACTACGGCTACATCCCTAGGAAAGGCGATAAAAAAACGGGTCCAATTAAAAAATTTGGCTCATACCATTAAATACCTTAAAATAAAAATAAAAAAAATAAAAAAAAATAAAAAAGGAAGAGAGGAGACAGCTTTTTTTATTTGAATATACTATATGGGAAAAAGAGGAGGCAATAAAAAAGAAGAAGAATAAATTAAATTAAATTATATAAAAAGAATAATTTATATAATATAATATGATGAATAGTAAGGTCGCTCATAAAATAAAGCATAGAGATAAACCAAAGGATGTATTTATAACGCCGGAAAAATTAGCAAAAACACATATTGATATGATAGACGAAGCATATAGAAATTTAGTATGGTATGATCCATTTAAAAATAGTGGTTCATATTATAATCAATATCCTTGTGCTGATGAAAATAAAAAATGGAGTGAAATACTTGAAAATAAAGATTTTTTTGATTTTAATGAAGAAGTAGATGTAATAGTAAGTAATCCACCGTATAGTATGATAGATAAAGTATTAGAAAAGAGCGTATCTTTAAAGCCAATGATAATATCATATTTGTTGGGAATAAATAACTTGACCGCAAAAAGGATGGAATATATGGAGAATCAAGGATATTATATAACAAAACTTCATATGTGTAAAGTATTTAAATGGTTTGGGATGAGTTTAATAGTAGTATGGGAAAAAGGGGGCAAATCAATATTAAGTTATGATAGAAAAGTATGGCGATAATTATATTTTCTTATTATTTATTATGAGTGATAAGAAGAAAGCAAATGGGTCAGGAATAAAAGCAATAAGATATTTGAGAAAAATAAAAGATAAGATAATTAAACCATTAAAGTCGCCATTATCAAAAAGAATAAAAGATAAAAAAATAGAAAAAAGGTTAAGCGAAAGGCGGAATATAAATTTGAAAATAAACACAAATATACACTATAAGGGATGGGATGATAAATAATTATATTTAATTATATTAATGATAGTGTGTAATAGCTTAATATTTATTTTAGAAAATGTAGGAAACCTATGTGAAAAAGTAATAGAAAATAGTATAAAAAATATAAAAAGTGTAACAGATGATTGTTTATCAACAATGAATGATACAAACTTAGAAAAAATGAGACCAAAAAGATATAATAGAGTTCCGGTTGAAGAATTTAAAGATGAAGATATAGAAATAATATGGGAAGAAGAATGGCAAGAAGTAGTATAACTAGTTTATAAATAAATTATTAATATATTTATAAATATTATAATGTCAGGATTATCAAAGTATGAGAGAATGAAAAAAAATTTAAAAAAAACCAATGTAATAACAGAAGCCGATAGAAAACAAAGAGATAGGAAAATGAATGAAGATTCAGGTAAATTTGAAAGTGAAAAGATAAAAGCAGGAAGGAATAATATAAAAGATATAATAGAAGATTCAAAACAAGACAAAGAAAAAACTAATAAACGAATATCTGAGGAGAAGGAAATAACCGAAATATTAAAAGATTTAATATTGAAACAGGATTATAGTACTGATGCTGTAAGAGAAGCATTAAATGAAAAACCAGAGTTATTTCAAAATTTGGATATGGAATTTATAAAAGAAAAAATAGAAGAACTTTTGATAATAAAAGAAGAAAGAAGGAAATATGATGCTATAGTTATGAAGGCGAAACAAGAGTTAGAGAAAGTGAAGCAACGCTATAATTTTTTAATGTAATTCTTTAAAATGTTTTCTAAATTTAAAAATAAAAATATTTGCGAAAACAAAACCACTTTCTCTCCATAAATTAAGCTTATCTTTCAAAACAGAAATAAATCCTTTTCTCATAGCTTCGTTTTGAGTAGTTCTTCCCCAAGAATATTTACTTAAGAACCAAGAATTATGGTCTAAGCATTTTAATAATTTAATAATTAAAGTTTCGTGTTGATGTCTATAAAAGTTATAATCGCTTTGGTCTCTACTTAATTTATTAACTTTATGAATAAGGTCATTTACATGGGAGTAAATTTCATGAAATCTTTTACTATGAGTTCTATTTCTTGTATTAAGATAAACAGTAAAATTTTTAGGATTAGTATTATCAGTAACGGAAATAAAATCGCTAATATCAAAATGTTTTCTACAATTAGGACAAGAAGGAATTTGTCCGTAAGATTTTTTAAAATCAAGCCAAGTATGAATACAATCGCTACAAAATGAATGTTTGCATTTATGTAGCATAATTGTATTCTTAATTTCTGAATAACAAATAGTGCATATCATGATGATTAAATATATAACAGATATATTTAATTAATTTAAAAATAACATAATAAAGATATTTATAATGACAACAAGAGTATTAGCGTTAGAAATATCGGATGAAAAATTAAGAGATTATTATGTAGAAGCGGCAGATAAGCATAATCAAGAGATAAAAAATAAAGGTTCTTTGGCAGATTCGGGATTTGATTTAATAAGTCCAACAACAATAGAGACAACAAGGTCTGTTAATAGGAAAGGCTTTACAAAATTAATAAATTTAAAAGTAAAAGCAGCAGCATATGAAGTTACAAATTTTAATCAAAGTGATTTGGAATTGATATCACAGGATTTATGTAGAGCATATGATTTATGTGTGAGGTCAAGTATATGGAAAAAAAGATGGAGGTTGGCTAATAATGTAGGAATAATAGATTCGTCATATAGAGGAGACCTACACGCAGCGATGGATTATAATTCTGAATATGGAAAGACGTTCGCGGATACTGACGATAGACTAGTAGAAAATGAAAGATATTGGCAGATAGTAATGCCGGACAGGAAACCATTTAAAGTATACATAGTAGATAAATTGGATAAAACAGAAAGAGGAGAAGGAGGGTTGGGGTCAACAGGAATAAGTGGATTAAAAAAATAATATAAAAAGAAATTATTAATAAATATAAAATGTCATTTGAAGAAATAGAACATGATGAAGAATATGTATCAGCTTTGGCTCCATTTTTACCAAGAGCGTGTCCAACAAATTTCGATGGAGACATGGAAAGGAAAAAGGTAATGAAAAATTTACAAGAATGGGAGCTAGTAAAAGATGAAGTAACGGGTTATAAATATTATAAACACCCATATTCAAAAACAAAGTTTGGTGTAATAAGAATGTATTTTAAAGATAAGAGTTATTTGGAAGTTCCAAGATATGAAAGGGAATGTGATGAACCGGGTAATTCAGGCTTTAAAGTAGTAAAAGAAAACGGAAGAGATAAAAAGATTTATTTGTCTGAATTAACTTATGTATATGCTGGAGATGGACGAGTAGTTCAAAATAATATGGATGATTTTTATAAATCAAGAAAGGGAAAACGATATTTGAAATATCAACAATATAGAAGGAAACGATATGAAAAAAAGAGAGCTTACTTACAAGAAGCTGCTAATAAATCAAAATAATAATAATTTAAATATAATTATGTATTATATTTAAATGGTAACGAAATGCAGAATTGCTTGGTGTGATAAAAAAACAAATTCATATTGTCAAGGTCATTGGCGAGACATGTCGGATTTAGATGTAATATATGCTTGGGGTGTATGTCAAAATATACACAGACATAAAGAATATTATTGGGTAGAAATAAAAGATGGTGGTGTAATAAGAAATTATACATATATAGAACCAAAAAAAGAACCAGAATTAGAAAAAGAATATGTAGGTATAAATTTTAAAAGTTAATTTAGATATTTTATATAATATTTAAATTAATAATCGTCATTATCTTGCTTAAATAAATTCTCAATGTGTAAATTGTCTCTATCACTAGGAGATCTAATAGAAATAGAAGCATTACGACGTTTTTGTTGATGAGTAGATTGAATAAGAGATAGTAAATGAGGTTGAACTTTTAAGAATTCATCGGGTTTAACACCAATAGTTTTTAAGAATTTGTCTCTTTCTACAATGCCTCTTATAAGACCATCTTTATAATCAGTCGTTCTAAGATGAGTTTGGTTTTCCATTAAATCACCAGTCATAATGGCAGCATTATAACCTCTGATATAATCAGTATACTTTCTTCTACGAATAATAGCACTCATCATACCATTGTTTGTACTTTTAAGTTCATGATTTTCATTTCTTAATTTAGTATTTTTTTTTCTTAAATGAGACATAGTATGGCGCAAATCTTCACATCTATGCATCAAAGAATTATGAGCTTTAGAAACTCTATTAAATAATTTAGTGATTTCGTATATATCGTCTTTAATAGTATCAGTGGATACACGTTCCCAACTAGTAAAATTGTCTCTACACATAGGGCAGGTGGGACTGGTTCTTAACCATCTGAAAAAGCAACTTTGACAGATAATGTGTCTGCAAGTGGGTAAAACAATAGTATCAATGTCCGTTTTACTTTTATAGCAGACACAACATTCTTTTGTATCACTATCATCATCTGTATTTGAAGAATCACTTTCATCAGAAACCTTCTCTTCTTCATTAGGAGTAGAAGGTTGTGTATCAGGTAGAGGCATTGCTGCTACACCTTGTATTGTTAATTCTGGTAAAGGATGTTCTACATCTACCGCATTTGCTTCTTGATTTTCGTCCATTTCAATATCATCTTCAATAGTTTCGCCGAAAGTAAGTCGTCTAGGGTCAAATACATAAGATCTTCTGGAAAATCTGTCAGGTGTAGTAAAGAATGAACGGTTAGAAGGGACCGGAGTATGAATTGCTGTAATTAAATTTAAAATTTCATTGAAATCTTGGTCTGATGTATCAACCGTTATAGGAGTAGTAGGAGGCGGAGGATTATCTTGTTGAGAACTCATTATATTAATGTAATTAATATATTTATATTTTATTCAATTTATTTAAAAATAAATTTGTAATGTATTATAATGAATATACCAGAAAAAGTGTATTGGGAATTAGCAGATTATATAGAAAAGAATGGAAGTGTGACAACGAAAGAAATAGTAGAAAGTTTTAGTTGTGATGAATTTAAATTTAAATCAAAAGAAGAATATTTATCGTTGATGAAAATAATAAAGCAATCTAAAAATACATTTTGGGGAATAGGACCATTTATAAATGATGATGATAAATGGTATAATATAAGAAATAAAAAAGTGGAACAAATAGAAAAATTAACAGAAACAAATAGAGAATTAAGGGAAAAGGTATTAGTATTACAACAAGAATTATATGAGTTGAAGAATAGTCGGCATACGGTTAATTTCTTAAAGAGTTAAACCAGTTTGTATTAGGATTATTATGAGGGACTAGATGACTAGGGAGACCAGCAGGAGGGGTTTCTTTTTTAGTATTGTTATTTTTTAAATCTTGAATATCCTTTTCAAGTTCAGCGATTTGTTGTTTTATATTTTTACATAAAGAAATACTTTTATTGAAAAGAATATTTTGGTATTCTTTGGTAAAATTCATTTATTTTAATTAAATAAAATAAAATAAATGAATAAACTTATTGCCAGAAATTATCATTACCATCATCATTAAATCCGGAGTCAAAATCAATATTACTTGCTGTTAAATTATCATCCATAAGAAGAGGGTCAGTATCGCCATTAGACCAATCTGGTCCTTGATTAACAGTGCCATTACTATACTGGACGCTATTTTGGTCTGCCAATACTTGTCCTGTATTTGCATCAGTGAAAACGAATTGAGCTAATTTATCAGGATCAAAAATACCATTTTCTGGTGGTCCAAATTGTTTAATATAAAACCAATAACGAATATCTAAAGAAACATCAGAATTAACTTCAGCCATAAGAGGGGCTTGATAATTTTTTTGGACGTTATTGTTGGGGTCATTAAGTTGAGTTGTAAGGTTCTCAACAGTAAGTTGTAATTGTGCTATTTCATTATGTTGTTGAGTATTTGCTTGTTGTATAACGAAACCTTGTCTTGCAGTATTAACAAGATTAGAATAAGCAGAAGCATTATTTTGAAACCAAGTATTATCTCGTCTTTGTTCTGAATTTAAATTATATCCTTTAAATAAATTAAGTTTATCTTGAATAAATTGACCGTATTGTGTATCATATGCTTGAAGAGTAGTATCATTTATATTATAATTATCAACATATTGCGTTATGACATATTTTTCAATAAAATCTTGAAATTCTTGTTGTAGAGCTTCATTTTGCTGTAAATTTGTTCTATTAACTCTAGCATTAGTAATAGTCATATTATGAGTTGGTTTATGAACTCCCATAGAAGAATGTCGTCTAGGCATTTTAGATATATATTATATATTTAAAATTAATCTTTAATTGAATAAAGAATAGCATTAAAATTATCTACATTTGGCATATTTTTTTGATGAAGAGCATTTTTGTATTTTTCAATGATTGCATTTTTCATTCTAAGTTCTTTTTCAATTTTTAATTTTTCTTTAAGAAGTAAACCATAATGTTTGCTTTCGGATAAATTTTTAAGTTTTCTCTTAGCAGCTTCAATAATTTCTTCGTCGTATTGTTCTAAAAACATACAAGTGGCGATTTTTATATTAGAAAACGAAATAACACCTTTATTAATACAAGTTTTTTTAGGGTCGTTTCTCATAGACATAATCAAATCTCTATTAGAAATTTTTTCTTTAAAGTTCGCTAAATGTTTAATAAAGTGATAGGTAAAATTACTGAACCATTTTACATGTCTATTGCCATCAGGTAAAACAGAAGAGAAAGCTAAGTTAGAATCATTAGATGCTGAATAACAAATAATATTGCTGTTATCTTTTACATCTAATTTATTGGTTGAAATAAAAGGACAAAGAGTATAGGTATATTTTAAATCAATAGCAGTTCCAGAATGGCAACTATCAAAAAGAATAGTAGTATTAGCTTTACAATTTGCAAATATAGATTTAAATAAATCATCGCCAATAACAAATTTATCATAATCAGCGGGCATAAAAGCTTCGTCTTTGGAATCTAATTCATCATTATTTTTATCAACAAGTTGTGTTCCGTGTCCGGTAAAATAAAAGAAAAGAATATCTTTGGAAGTAGAATTATCAATTATTTTTTTCATATTGTCTATAATATTGAAATAATTAGCAAAATTAACAGTTGTGTTTTTATCAGTTAATTTGATAATATTATCTTTATTAAAATTTTCATTTATATGTAAATATTTTTCAACAAGTTCGAGGTCATTATAGGAAGAATTTAATCGTAATTTATCATTATCTGGATAATTCAGTCCAACAAGCAGTGCTTTTTTAACCATTATATAAAATAAAGAATATTATAATAGTTATAGTTAATTTGTAGTTAAATTAGACATAGAATGTCCGTATTTAAAGTTTCTAATATATTTAACTTTATTGAGAGAGTTATTATTATTAAAGTAAGTATACAATTCAGGGATCGTTTTAGAATTGATATTATTATTTTGAATTTCAGGAAAATGTGAATTTACTAAAATAGTTTTATCATTTAAAAAGTCATAATCAACAGTAGCATAGTGCCAATCTTCTAAATTAACTTTTTTCATACTATCAGCATTAGAATCTAGATAAATATTAAAACAATTTTCATTTGTATTGGTTGCTGATTTTTCAGCTTCTAATTTTTTACAATGAGCGAAACCTTTATACATATTATATCTTTCAGCATAATTAACAGAATGAGTTACTTTATTATTAGTAACAGTATTAAATCTAGAATTATCTCTGTTGTTGTAAATATTAAGATTTTTTTTGTTTTGAGTATTATCAGAAGAGGAATAAATGGATCTTTTCTTACCAAACATATTGTAGTTGCTATTCATATTAATATAGATATATATAATTATGAATAAAAAATAAATGATTTACAATTTAAGAACAACTTTCCAGATGTGTTGGTCCATGATATCAGGCTCTACTATGTTGGTAGTAAGTTGAGTAAGAGAGCGAGCAACACCACCTGCGTTTGCTGCGTTAGCAGAACCCATCCATCCGTATTTACCAGCTTCGAAACCATCGGCAGCAGTTTGATCTTCACCAACCGCAGCAGCTTCATAACCAGGGAAAACAGAAGCAACACCAGAAGCAGCACCAGAAGTAGTTGAAATATCAGTGGTATTAACATTAGCTAAAGTGCTTGTAATTTGACCTGCGCCATCCATTTCAACAAAACTGATATTGGTTGGTCCAGTTACGGTAGTTTCAAATTTCAATTTCAATTTAGGTCGCAAGAACATACCCAATGTGTCATTGGCTTTGATAGGCATATCGGCAGTAATGGTTTTAGTTGAAACGTTTGCTAGCGAAATGGCACCAGCAGCAGCATTCAAAGTTGGTTGTGTAGCATAATTATAAGTACCACCAACAGCAGAGGATACACTGTATCCAATACCACGTGCATCATTAACTTCTTGAGTTCTACCAGATACATTCAAAAGTTGTTCGAATAATGATTTAAGAGAAGCATTTGCTATACCATCAGCAACATCAACACCTTGTAAATTATAGTGGAAGAGTTGAGAAATTCCATTAGCACCAGGATTTAAAGGACTGACATTAGCTGAAACATTAGCGGCAGCATCGAAAGCGGTTTTAGCATCACCATCCATAATTACTAAGCCGCCGATAGCATTACCGGCTTTAAGTCTATTTGCTTCAACAGCTTGAGAACCACCAAGAGAGTGGGATAATAATCTAGCAAGATTTGTTTTGAAAATACCATTTGGATTAGTTGTAGCATGTGTATCAGGAACACCATTAAGACTTGTAGAAATACTATCTTCGTCAGAGAAAATAGCTTGAGCTAAAGGATGTCCTACAAGATGAACGGAAGCAACACGTGCCATAATACTACCAACATTAAGTCGTTCTGCTTCAGTAGGAGCAACAGATGAAGAAAAGTTAGTTGCTTGTGCTTTTCCTCCAACTGGAATAATTTTAGTTCCAGCAGGAACATGAACTAAACCTTTAGTTGCATGTAAATTTAAAACTGCATCAGCAAGTTTATTACAAAATTCATCAACTACTTTTGATGCTGAATCTGCTACAGCACCACCAGCTAATTTTTTTGCAGTTACTTCAGTATTTGTAATATTAAGCATATTTACATAAAATAATTTTTCTGCATCACTTGGGTCACCGACATAGAAAGTATCTTTGAACGCATCAAGAAGTGTACTTTGCGCGGTTGAAGCAACATCATCAAAACCAGCACAATGAAAAGCATCGCTTCTATCAAGTGTGAAAGGAAGGTGATTTTCAATCAAGTCTGCTGTGATATTTTCCCCAAATAGTGTAGCACCTGTACTATCTGAGATAGTAAACAATACGGGTAATTGAACATTAGCCATTTTATAAAGTATTATGAGAAAAAATTAATCTTTATTACCTATTAAAATAGTTATATTCCAATGCGTTTCTGGTATTGTATAATTATCAGTAAAAACGTTTATGTTACTAGTTGGAATAATAATTTTAAATTGAATAGGTGTGCTAATTATATTAATGGTTCCATTTTTAACAGTAAAAAAATTATTAATAAATTTATCTAAATATTCTTTATTATAAAACGAATTTACAAGACTATCAATGAAAGAAAATATAGATTTTTTAATGGTTTTGTTTTCTGTAAAGGGTTCAATGGTGAAAGGGTTATTAAAAACACATTGAGAAAGGTATTGACAATAATATAAAAAAATACTTCCTAAAATTAAAGGTTTATTTGTAAATGATTTATTAACGAGCAATACCTTTTGAGTTAGACATGCTTTTAAATCTAAAATTAATTTTGAAAATTCTCTATGCTGAATGGTAATATTATTACTTGAATCGATTAAAATAGAATTTTTCCATAATTTTAAATTAGAAAGCGTTAAGCTTTCCAAATAAAAAGTATTTTTTTTGTCTTCATAATTTATTTTAAAGAAAGATGGATAAATAATATTATCTGAAATATCTGACATATAATATTATTTCTCATATAAAATATGGAATTCTAATGCTAATGAATAATCAGTACCAATTAAATCAACATTATCACCAAATTCATCAACAATTCTAACTCTAAGTTTATTAATATCAACCGGACCAAAGTAATGTCTTTTCTTAGTAATTTTATCAGTACAATCATCAAAAAGAACAACGCCTTTACCTTCTCGCATTGGTATACGAGCTAAAATATTATTTTGCATGAAAGAATTTTCATAAACAACAGTAACAACATCGTGAACTGAAGAATTAAAATCTTCTACACAAAGGAAAAAATATTTGGAACCAGCTAAGTCAATAGCTGCTTCACTTGTATAAGTAGAAGCGCCTTCATACATTTTATTTCTAAAACCAAGAAGCCATCCCAAAGATTTCATAGGAGGTGCTCTAGGATTAATAGGATTTGAGAAATCTAAACTAAAATTAGTATTATCTTTAGTTTTAATAGTAGTTCTTAGACTTTTCTCATCTATGTAACATTGAAAACCAAGATTATCTAGTTTTCCACCATCAATATCATTTAAATCGGATGATAATTTCCACGAATCATAATTACCAGATGCTACAGCAATGTTAGTAGTAGTATTATTTTTAGTAATTTTAAAAGAATTCATGCCATGTGTAGCGGAAACAACGTGAGAAACATTGGGTAATTCTAAAGAAGCCAATCTCATAGAAATAACATTTTGTAAAGGAGTAGAAAGATGTATAGTGTAATCAGAAGGAGAGGTTTCAAAATAATTTTGTCTAAATTTGGAATCAATACTTAATTGTGAAACAATAACTCTACTTTTAAGTTCATTAACTTGTGGGGTATTATTAGTTCTTTCTTTTGTAAGATTAACAAGAGCGTTTTGTGTTCTAGAGTCATAAGGGTCATCGGTTCTAACAGGATTTTGATATTGAATAACATTTCTATTTTCAGTATGAACTCTACCGTTATTACTTGCAATAGCGGAGGTTTCTATTGGATTTTTAAATTGTGTAATGTTTTTAAAACCATTAGAAGCTGGAATATTACTCCAAGAAGTATTACCTGATGGAAGTTGTAAAGCAATTTTGGCTGCTTCATCATCATTAATAGTAAAATACGTACGTTGCAGTTGGCTAAGTTGTTGATCGCTGCGACTCATATATATTATTAATTATTTAATAATATATAATATTTAAGCTAATTAATTAAGCATATTTTTCATTGAATTCTTCTATTTGTTGTGTGTATCTTTTTTTATCTACTTCAGCTTGTACTTGATATTTTTTCTTATCTTTATCCTTTAAATCTTTCCATTTTTTACCAAGGTCTTTTGCAATATTAGCAATAGAAATTTTATCGTTAGGATTTTTCTTTTTGAATTTTTCAATAAATTTTGGTCTAAAATCATCACAGAAATAAAAGTAAGAAGACTTAGGTTTTTTTGGTTGGAATGGATTTTTTTGAGCTTTCATTTTTTGTTTTTTACCAACATACTTTTCTAAAAGCTCATCTATTTGCTCTGAAGATGCTTTTAGGTCAAAAGCAACCATTCTTACTAATTGTGCGTGGGAATCATACCACATATCATTCAAAGAAACTGTATTATTATGAAAAACTATATTCGCCATTATAATATAGTTAATAGTTATGTATCTAAATCAATTTATAAATATATATATTATTATTTACAAAGAGGAGCATAAACCATCATAAAGAAACAAAAAACAGGGAATAATAGTAAAGAAGCAAGTAAAATTTTAAAAGGAATAAACGTAAGACAATGTAAACAATAAAAGCTACAGTGATTTTCTTTTTTTTCAAGTAATTTATAATTATCAGTATATGAAATAAAAACATTATCATAAATATCATCTGCAGCTTCAGGTAAGTATTCAAAATAAAGAGTTTCAAATTCATTATCTAGGTTCATTAAAAATTCCATAGCAAGACAGTCCATAACCATTTCGGAAACACTATCACCGTTAAAAATAATCCAAATATTAGCAGCATAAACAAAAAGATTAAAACCAAATTCTTGAAAAGTATCAATCATAGTCCAAGTATCAGTTGCCGGAACCATTTTATTTAATCTTGTTCTGTCAGTAAGATTATCCCATAAAAAGAAAGATTTTACAAAATATAAAGCACAAGCACCAAACATAATTAACTTTTGCCTCCAATTGGCTTGATTAGGACAAAATTCTAACTCGCCTGTTTTAATTGCTTCATCAGTAACAAGAGCAATATAAATAGCCCATTGAGCGCAAAATATAAGAATAGGCAGGAAAGTTAATAAAGAAAAGATATGACTACAATAAACAGCATTTTTTTTAATTAACATTTCATTTTTATAACCCCGTGTTACGTGATATTTAAATAAAGAAAACATGCCGAACTTAGGGTCAGCCAATACAATAGTTTTCTTTTCATCGGAAGACATTTCTTGTTGTCCTGCTTCCAATAACTTATTACTTTCTCTAATAAAAACTTGTTGCGGAGTATTACATTTTGGTATAACTTTATAAGAATGTTCTGTTCCAATAAGTAAATCATCTCTTAACTTAGCAGCAATATGACTACATAATAGTTCGCAATTATTAGAAAAAACAGTACAACAACTTTTTATTTTATAACATGATTTTTTCGACGCTTCATTATCCATTTAAATAGTAATAGAATTACTGTTTAAATAATTTAATTAATTAATTAAACCAATAAACCTTGATAGTAGTGAATATATGAATAATATTCATTTCTAATGATATTATCATTCATAGAACGATTTACACCATGAAAATAATTTAAAGGGCATTTTACAATAATACACTTTATACTATTTTTCTTACCATACTTAGAATTGGAAAAGGGAGCAAGATAATAAAGATAAGTAACCATACGAAACTCTTTTTTAACACTACTATAAACAATTCTAGGACCATTTCTAGGAGGATATGGTCTTGGTATTAAATTCATACAAGAATTAAAAGCAATAATATTATTGTCATTTTTTAAATGTTTGCCATGTTTTTTTATATCGTGTATCAAGAAATCTTTTATAATAATCCAAAGTTCTTCAGGAAACCACATAATTATATATATAAATATATTTTTAAGTTTTACTGTATCGGGGAGAGAAAAATGCTGTATTTTTATATTTATCAAAATATAATAAAGACATAAAAATTATATATTTAATGTTAGATACTTGGCTATTGACAACACATGCGGTTGCTTTATTTCCAATGGGTGTATTTATATGGAGTTGGAAAAGACGCAAAGACGCCTCTAGTATTTTTATGTTAGTTAAATTCCTTTATGCTGTAACTTTTTCTCTTTTATATCATTCTCATCATAGCTTGCCTGAAGATGAAGTATTTACTAGTGATTATGATTATGACAATTGGGCTTTATTAGATGGTTATGCTTGTTCAAGTTTAATATTTACAACTGTTTTGTATGGTTCAAGAGTTAGAGAGCCGCAATTTTATATAACAAGTTTTGGTGTTGAAAATATTGTTTTAATAGTTTATTTATGGGAAAATTTAAATCGCGATTTAATTATTACTTGGTATTTATCAATTTGTAGTTTTTTTATACTAATAATAAAATGGAGAACTATTTGGAGATATATATTGCGGTTTAGATGTCTATCCTTTTTATTTTGTTCTTGTGGTATCACATCTATAATTATGTATTCTATTGCTAGTAAACAATTTTATAATGAAACATATGTAAAATATCATTCTTTATGGCATTGTTTTGTCTTTTCAACAGCAGGATTTGCTTCTTTATTAAGATATAAACTTGATGAACAACTATATCCTATGATAAATAGAAGAGAGCAGTTAGATTCAATTTAACAAAAACAAAAAAATCTTAATCGTCTAGGAGATTTTGGATATTTCAAAGTTTTTCTTTGGCAATAAGGACATTTTTTTTTTGGAGCGGCACTTTTACTTTTCCAATTCTTCATACAATGAACGTGATATATATTTGGACATTTTAAACAATAAACTTGTAATTTCATTACATCTTCAAATGGTTCATAACATATACCACAAAAATCTTCCGAAATTTTTTCATAATATTTTTCATTATTTTCAGTCATGTAAATAGATTAGATTAAAAAACCATTTAAATAAAAAATACCTTATATTCTTGTAGTAGCAACTCATTTAGCTCAGTTGGTAGAGCATGGGTCTTATGAGCCCAGGGTCGTGGGTTCGAGCCCCACATTGAGTAAAAGGAAACTTACAGCAAAAAAAAAGATCTCTATTTTTTTATGTTTCTAGCATTAGCCGGTATAGCTCAGTTGGTAGAGCGTATGACTTGTAATCATAAGGTCAGGAGTTCAATTCTCCTTGCTGGCTTGAAATTAATTATATTGGCAAGGAATTTTATTATGTTTCATATCATATAATTGACTTTCAATTGAATTAACTTTTCTTAGTAATCTTCTTTTTCTTTTTTTCAATTTTTGTTTTGAATCACATTTAGTATAATATACGCAATCGGAAAATGCGTTTTTAACCACCATAGGTTCTTTGGCGGCATAAAGACATTCTTTGTTTCTTGTTGAAGCACAGATATTTCCCATTATATTTAGTTGCGTTAAAACAAGATAAAAATAATAAATCAATTTATTAACAGGGGACTTAGCATTTGGTAATGCGCGCGATTATGCTTTTCGCGAGATGTGTGGTTCAATTCCTTCAGTCTCCACCTTGCCCCTATAGTGAAACGGCTATCACCCGACCCTTCTAAGGTTGTATTCTGGGTTCGAATCCCAGTGGGGGCTTTTAATAATATTTAACGACTTAAATATTATTTTTTATTAAGATATAATGGATAATTCTGTATTTGACCGTGGTAAATATAAAGGAAAAACTTTTAAAGATGTTAGGATAAATCACACTGAATATATAATTTTTTTATTTAGTCAACCAGCTGGAAATGTAGTGCATTATTTTCCTTTTGTAAAATATTGTATGGATTTTTTGAGATTAGATGTAGTAGAAGAAGAACAATGAATTTAACTAGATTTACGGTCTAAATAGTATCCTAATCCTTTTGAATCCATTTTAAAAACATAATCTTTTTTTGCGCCATTGAATTTTTTAGAAGGTACAAAATTGACTTTATTTGGCGACACTTCGTCTTCCGTATTACCTGTCATATGCTCTTGTTCTGATTTTGGCATATGATACATATAAAAATATATACAAAAAAATAAAACAATACTAACAAAAATAGTACGTGGAGACAAAAGAGATCCAAAAGAAAGACCGGATAAATATTTTATCATATACAAAGTTATATCATAAAATATTTAATACATAACTTATATATAATGGAAAAACAAGATGTCAAGATGACTAAAAAGAATAAAGCGCTTTTATCTTGGATATTATGCGAAGTAGGAGTAGAAAATTATACCTTTGATAAAAATCAATGTGTAAAGTTATATAATGATTATGCGAAATTAAAGAGAGAATGTAATAATTTAAAAGAAAAACCGAAATAATATAAAAAATATACTTAAAGCATTGTTAGTATATTTATATCACCATGAGTGAAACAATAGTACAAGTCGAACTTTCTCAAAAAATTATCGAAAAAGCGTCCCCAAATTCGATTAACGTTGCAAATAATGGATTTGCTTACGATGAATATTTCAAAATGGGAGGAACCGTTGCAAAAATGACTTTTCAATCCACAAAAAAATTTAAAGATTTTGTAAAAAACAGATCTGCTGAAAAATATAAATAGAATTAATATAAACAATAAGTGTTAATATTAATAATAACAATGGATATTTCAAGAGCGAAAGATATTTTAGATTATTGGTTTCCAAATAACGGAGGTGCTGATAATGATAAATGGTTTATGAAAAGTAAAGATTATGATGCTGAAATTAAAGAAAAGTTTGGAGCTTTATTGAAACTAGCAGAAGAAGGAAAAGGAATGGGTTGGCTTGTAAGTAAAGAAAGCTTTGTTGCTTATATAATATTACTAGATCAATTTTCAAGACATATATATCGTGGAACTAAAGATTCATTTAAAAATGATAATGCTTCTTTATTGTTTGTAAAACAAGGATTTCAAATATATGGACCAGTATTAGAAGGATATGAGTTTATGTTTGCTTTTATGCCATATATGCATACGGAAAATGAAGTATTGCAATTAGAAGGCGCAACAATTTTTGATAAATATTATAAAGCTACACAAGAACTTATATACGACGATACAACAAGACTTTCATCAGAAGATACTATAAAATTACAAGAAGAATGGAAAATGTTTCAATCAATGAAACCACACCTAGAGGGACATTTAAAATGTATTCAAACATTTGGAAGATTTCCAAAAAGAAACGAAGCATTAGGTAGAAAATCAACACAAGAAGAAATCGAATATATGGAACAACCAGAGGTTAAAAAAAGACCTTATTAATATATATATATATGGTAATTATAATTTTTGTTGGAGCTTGTATATTATATGTATCATTAGTATCGTATTGTGCTTATAAATGTAGAGGTCAACAATATAGAAATATTCAAGCGGATAATTATTATACAGAAACAGTATAAACATAAATAATCAAAATAATATAGTGATGTACGCTAGTTCAGAGAAAGCATTGATTAAGAAAGATTATAAAGAGAATATTTATCATAGTAATATATGGAATTATTTTAAGAAAAATGACCACACAACACAATCATACTTGAGTTGGGATCATGATTATAAACAATGGAAGTTTGTCTTTCCTTTAAATGATTGTAAAAAAAGTTATTCAATACATTTCAGTAACTTTCATGACGCTCAGTCCTATATAAACTATATAGTCAACAACTACTTATCATAATTTAATAATCAAAAAAAAGATTATTAAATTTCAACATGAAAGCTTTTTTTAAAAAATTGAAAAGAAAAAAACATCTTGGATATTATTAACTCAAATGTCAAGCAAGAACTCTCAAGAACTCTCAAGAACTCAAAACTCAAATATGTCTGGAACTGGAAACTGGCAACGCGTTCAAAGACGTCCACAGCAACAAGGACAACGCAACACATTCCATCGCAATGGTGTTGAAGAACAAGATGGCAATCGTCGTCCATACCGACCATACAACCTTAATAACAACGGGGAACGTCGTCCATACCGACCACGCAATAATGGCGGTCAGCGACAAGGTGGAAATGGAAGACCATACCGACAATACAATCACACTGGTAATCGTCGTCCATACCGACAATACAATCGCAATGGTAATCGTCGTCCTCAACCAAAACGCGAAGTTATGGCACCAAATAGCATCGCGGCCTGGGGTTTATCAAAAGATAAATCATTCAAGGTGAAGGTTCAACGGGCAAGTCGTTCCGGCGAGATTGTTTCTCGTGAAACTTCAAATCAATTCTCCGCCTTAAATCGGGATGAAAAAAGGCGCGAAGAAATTGAAGGTCCAAAATTTGGCGCAAGGAACAACGACATAGGTGCGTGGGGCACAAAGTTGGCAGTTGAATCAAGTGATGAACCAGTTAAGTTTAAATCTCTTAAGGAAATTGAAGATGAAAAAGAAGAGCAAGAATACGTAGAACAACTGGAGAAAGAAACAAATCAAATGACGCCGTTAGATCCTAGATCCCTATTCACACCAACTGCTATTGGCAATTGGGGTGATATGGCGATGGAAGAAGACGAGGACGATGAGGAAGATTATATTTCAACTGAATATCACGCCGCGGCAGAACGTCAACAACTGGATGGATGGTATGATTAGATGATGTGTTCTTAAACACGTTATTGGAGGGAAGAATGGTGAGCGTTGGCTCACATTTTTTATTTCATACTTCCTTTCATGTTCATTAATTGATTCCAAAATATCAACTTTTATATTATTAACACCGGATATTTAATGATTAATCATGACAAGCAAAAATTTATCAGAAAAAGCAAAACAGTGGATTGAAAAACATCCAATATTAACATCAAAACAGCATCAATTATCTGGTGTTGAATGGTGTTTGGAAAGAGAGACAATTGATGGCGGAGTTGATTGTGGTGGTATACTAGCGGATGAGATGGGACTAGGTAAAACTATACTTATGATCTCCGCAATGGTTGCTAATCCCAAACCACATACATTAATTGTGGTGCCACCTGCTCTGGCATCACAATGGAAAAGTGCGATTGAAAGATTTGCGCCTATTCTTTGTAATAATGGAGAGGTTTCCATATTCAAGAATACTAACTATTCAAAAATTCCAGATCCAGATTTATCGGGTAAATCTTGGTATATGGATATTTATGATTTGGAAGGTAGTAAAGTATGGATTACCACTTATGGTATGATTTCATCGCGCAAAGATAAGAAATGGAGTTCGCCGTTATGGCAATCTTCCATTCAAAACTCTTGTAAGCGTGAAAACATACCAGAATGGAAATGGGACCGTGTTATTTATGATGAAGCCCATCATTTGAGAAATAGAAGGTCTAAAAAGTATTATGGAGCAAAACAATTAGGCGGAGATATTAAATGGTTTGTTACTGGAACCCCCGTTCAAAATTCAGATAGTGATTTCGTATCATTATTATTATTGTTGGGCGTTGGAGTAATAAGTATGGGTAATGGTGATTGGATTAAAGATTACGTATTGGGAAGAACAAAAAAGAGTGTTGGTATAGAAATGCCTAGTAAAACAGAACACGATATTCCAGTGCTATTAACCCCTTCCAATGGAAAAGAGTATAATATGGCTATACAAATACACGACGGTTTCAAATTTCAGGACGTCACTATTGAAAATGTTGATAGAATTATAGCCGAATTGTTTGAAGAGAAAGGGTTCTTTGCCTTGCTTACAGCAGCAAGACAATGTTGTATATTACCGGAAATGGTTTCGCGGAAAGCATTTGATTTTGCGATGACAAATGGTTTAGACTTTGGAGGTTCGGTAAATACACATACAAAATTGACAGCTATTTCCAACCATATCACAGATAATAAGAAGAAAGGATTAAAATTGGTTTTCACGCATTATCGTGATGAAATAGACCGATTGAAATTATTATTGGCAAGAAATGGTATTACATCATCCGTGCTAGACGGTAGGACTAAACCAAAAGTTAGG